TACAGGCTCTCGCAAAGGGAGAAAGGTCGAGATACTCGCCTTCCGCGGCAGGGTCGCCCAGAGCAAAAGCGAGCTCTCGGGCATTGACCAGTAGGCGGGGAGTGTCCATCCTGCTCCAGGTCTCCAGGGCGTCAGTGGGTGCGCTCACCGCATGCATGATGCATGCGGTGAGCCTCCGCGTCGTGGTCCCAGAGAACCATCTTGCACGTTTTGCACCATTCTATCCGCACGCTTCACCTCGCAGGCCGAGCTCCGAAGCGCAGACTATGCACGACACCGTTTGAATGCTCACGGGGTGGGGTGTCGTCAGGGTGTAGCCATACAGCAGCTCCTCGACCTGGCCGGAGGATAGGCCAAAGGTTTCACGGAGAACCGTCGCCAGCTTAAAAATCGTCGTTCCGCGGGTTTCCAGGTGAGGGGATCGGAACGAAGCCAGAAACTCTTCGGCTAAGGCCAGCTTGGACTTGCCTTGGCGGCAAGTCCCTATGACCACAGGAGATCCGTATTTGTTCAGGAGGTCGTTCTCAGCCTCCGCCTTCGTAGTCGCGGCGAATACCGCTATGGCCAGCTCGTTTAGGCTCTTGTAGGCAGCCCGCCAGAGCGTCAGCACTTCGTCGGAATCAACCGACCCACTCAACGCCACCAGAGCCCTGGCGGCTCTCTCGTAATAAGCGTGGGCGTCATTAGACTGATGCGAGGGCATACTGAGGCTCCTTCTTGTTGGCTTTTTCGTCGGCCGTGCAGACGGAGCAGTAAAGGTTTCCGTCTATGAGTCGGGCCGGGGGTGGAAGAGGCATGGGGTCGCCGCAGTGATGGCAGAAGGCAATGAGGTCGCCTTCCACCAGGTTGCTTGGATCGGCAAAGAACGAGGCCTGTTCGTCTTCACTGAATCCGCTATCACTGCCGACGTGGTCAGGCAGGCACTCTTGGCACAGCTCGAGGTCGATGTCTCCGCAGTTACCACAGAAAGGGATCCCGCAGCTTTCGCAGGCGGCGATGTCGTCGCTGTATTCCAGGTCGTTCGCGGGACAAAAGGAGCACTCACGCATTTACGTGCTCCCCTATCCGGGAGCGCCGAGCCCTGGGGGCTCGGCGCTCCCGCCGCCGAGCCCCCAGGCTCGGCGCCGGGAGCGCCCCCAGGCTGAAACCGCGCGGTCGCTACCCCAGCAGATCATCGGTGCCCGGTGGTATAGATACCCGACCACAACCGGCAAGAGGTTCAAACCCTCTTCAGTCGCGCAGTTGACGGCCTTTGTCAAGTCGTTCTCTAGACAAGCATGAAGGAATCCGCCGGGGAGGATGCCGTGCTCGATGTATCGAGCCAGCGAGTCTTGCAGGTCGATTGGAAGGGGTGTTCCGCGGAACGAGTATCCGTTCGCTGGGCCTGGCATCCCGCTCGCAATCACAAGAAAGGATTCGCGGACGGATTTGTCGACGGCTTTCAAAGCATCGTTCAAGGGTGCCATATCGGAAGCCAATAGGACCTCAAGCTCCGGAGGGGTAGGCATGTCAGAGGGCCTCCTCGTGAATTTGATTCAACAGGTCAGGGGTCGCTCGATGGTGAATCGCGGCTATAAAATATCTTGTGAAGATACTTATTGCCCAAGCAAGGAAATTGGCAGGGATTCGAAGCCAAAGCAAACTTGCGGATAAGCTGGGAGTAGCACGGATAACGGTGGCTAGATGGGAAACGGGGAAAGTCTCCCCCACCGCCGCCACCTTAAGCAGAATTGCTGAATGTCTCGGGGTTGCAGTTCGAGAGCTTTTTCCGGAAAGTGGCTCCTGATCCGACATGAGCATCCTATCACCTCAAGATACGATGTGTCAAGCATGAAATATCTTGAGAAAATATCCGAAGCCAGGAAGGCGCTCGGGCTGACCCAGGATGAGCTCGCTGAGCGGGTCGGGATGGCCCGAATCTCCATCGCGCGTTATGAAACCGGGCAGCAATCCTTGACGATCGATAATCTCCAAAGGATAGCTGAAGCCCTTGGAAGGCCGGTCTCATGGTTCTTTGGTGATGGCACCGTCGAAGCGCCTAGTGATCCCATATCTTCTGCGAGCGAAGAAGTCCCCATGCCCAGACTATTGGACCTACTTGGAAGCCAGCAGGCCCTTCTGAATCTTCAGCACACGGACTTCATCGAGCAAACCGAGAAACAACGGCAGAGCTATGAGGCCCAAGCCGAACGGTATTGCGAGATGAACCATTTCATGGACCAGGGTCGACAGGACCCGTTCGGCGCCACGGTCAAAGTGGGCCGGGTTCAACGCAATCTCATCGGTCTTATTCTCGGCCCCGAACTCCTTGAATCGCTCATAGCAGAAATATCCGTAGGTCCCCCTATGGCGCTGAAGGGTCACGAGGCAGGGAGGAAGTTTGTTGTCGAACAGCTCAGCGTTGAAAAAGTCGTAAGCGTCTCGGAGGTGTGTGTAGGTCAGGGTCGTCGGATTGGTTGTCATTGCTCCTCCTGGGAGTGTATCGTATGATGCAATCTTAAGAGGCTAAACGGCGGAAGAACAATCCCGAAATTGCCTTCTGGTGCGCTTGTCTTTCGTTAGCATTTATGCTAAGATGAGCGTATGAAAAGACGCGACTTTATCCGGATGATTGAAAAATCTGGCTGGTGCTTGCTACGAGAAGGCGGAGGCCACTCCGTGTATCAAAAAGGCAACCATCAATATCCGGTTCCCCGGCATTCGGAAGTTAAGTCCGGAATCGTGGCTGGGTGGAAGAAGCTGAATAAGGAGATTGACGCCAAATGAGATACGCGGCAAGGTTTTACGAGGAAGACGACGGATGGTTGGCTGAGATTGCTGACGTTGGTGGCGGGGGCGTTATGACTCAGGGTGACACTCTAGACGAATGCCGAGAGATGGCTCGGGACGCCGTGACTGAGGTCCTGCTGGCGCGGTTCGATATGGACATGGATCCAAATCCGTCTCCTGAAGCCCTGCTCGAAGGATGGGAGTGGGTCTATCCCTTCCAGAGCGCGTGGACGGCGTTGCAAGTGCGAGCCGCGCGCAAGGCGAAGGGCTTTACCATCGCCCAGGCTGCCGCTGCTTGCAAGGTGGCCGGTCCGACCTACATCCGCTGGGAAGACCCCTACAAGAGCAACGCCACCATCAAGACGTTGGAGAAGGTGGCCCACGCGTTCGGGCGCCAACTGGAGATTGCCATCAGGTGACCCGGCAGGGCCGGCGTATGCCGGCCCAGAACTCCGCCAGATGAAAGTCGCCATCTTCGCCCGCTATTCCTCGCGCCTCCAAGACGAGATGTCGCTCGACGCCCAGGTGGTCGAGATGGAGCGGTATTGTGAGAACCAGGGCTGGGACATCACCCATCGTTACCTGCTGCCGGAAACTCGTTCGATGGACATCGAACGGGCTGAACAGTTCCAGGCGATGGTCTCGGCGGCTAAGAAGAAGGCGTTCGGCGTCTTGCTGATTCACAAGCTAGACCGGTTCGGGCGTTCTCGGGAGACGTCGGTGACCTATAAGGCCATGCTGCGCCGCGCCGGCGTGAGGGTCGTCTCGGTGGTCGAAAACCTGGGAGACAGCATCTATGACCGGATGATCGAGGGTGTCCTCGAGGTCGTGGCCGAGTTTTATTCGCTGAATCTCGGAGAGGAAACCCGCAAAGGCCAGCGCCAGACGGTGCGGCGTGGCCTGTTCAAAGGTGGCCACATGCCTTTTGGACTGACGGGGGTGGTGAGGGAGACGGGAGAAAGGCGCCAAACGGGTTTTCAGGTGCATCCCGAGGAGGGCCCACTGCTCAGAGAGGCATTCCGCTTGGCCGGGGTGGGAAAGAGGCCCTGCGAGGTGTTGGATTGGATCGAATCGCAGACCGGGGAGCGCTGGGCTTACAACACCCTAAGGGACCGGCTGGAGAACCCAGGCATGTGCATATCACCTGATAGAACTGGGCCAGCTGGCGGCCTGATTTTAGGCCAATTCTTGGCGCATGAGCCCGAATGGATATCCCCAAGGGGTGCCGGTTTTCGAGGACCAAAGCATACTGGAGCCATAAAAAGCGACCGAGCCAATTTCTTCGAATTCGGCGGGATGGTTTCCGTCCGCCGGGTAATCGGTGATGCTGGCCGTCGGTAATGGGTCGATGCCATCCCAGCAGAACTGCCAGAGCCTGTGCACTTCGACGGTGGTCCGGTCGGGAAGGTTCTGGATGCCCTTCAAAAAGATATTTAGGACTGGTAGCCCTGACCCGCTGGAGTCAGCCGAGGATTTGACCAGGACCGGATAGCCCTGGAAGAAGTCCCACTTCCGGACGGTGGAAGCGGGGACGTCATGCTCTTCGTCTGCAGCCAGGGCCACGGTGGCCAGGTTTTGGGGCATTTTGATGACTTGCAGCGATGACAGATCATCCATGGATCGGACCTCTACACTGACATAGGCCTGATTCTCGGTCCCCAAGTCGCCGGGGTACAGGGCATCGCGCATTTTGCGGATCAGTAACACGAGGTTCAAATTTGTCAGTCCTGCGGATGAGCCGTCGAACTCGATCAGGATTGGTTTCCATAGCGTGCTATCGAGGGGCGCTTTTTGCAGGCTCGACCGCACCGTGCCACCTGGGGCCGGCGAAAAGTGATCCAAATAGTTGCTGATATCCATTCGGGTTGTTTCTCCGGGCGTTACTATCCCTGTGACAGGATCCTTCTTGGGTCGAGTTACAGAGGTTAACCAAGTGTGCCCATATTGCCTCGGGCGTAGGCATTGATAGATACTATAGAAAGGCGAACGGAGAGTTACGTCTTCATGGTATGTTCCGCCACCAGCGGTTGACAAATAGGTTGCTGTGTCGTAATCCCAGACTCCCTGAACGACACCAATCAGGTCCCCATCGCCTTCTAGGGAGACCCAAGGCTCCATGTAAGCAGCCCAGGCAGTCCCTTTACTATCGACTGCAATCCCGTCAATAGGATCGGCGCACAGGAAAGCATCAGAGGCATTGACTGGCCAGATAACCAAATTATTTTCATCCCCGCTGGTTTCTCCCGTTGGATCTGCCTGGGAATTAGGAAGTAGCATTTGGTGGCCGCCGATAAAATTATAATAATCGGGATACCGAAGCGCTACTGTATGCCATACTCCATCGACAGCGGTTAGAGCTGTAGTAGCGAGTAAACTGTCAGGAGTAGCTATTGCAGGATATGTCATTTCCCTTACGGCGTTTACCTCAATATTGTCAAAGGGGACTCCCTCTGAATCAACTCCATAAGAATGAATTCCTCCCGGAACTATACTATATGTCACCCCCAAGTTTAGGGCTCCATCCTCAGCAATGCCAGCAAAAGTATTATTTTGTGAGGAGTCGGTACGCGTCCCTGGAGTAAAAACGTCAGAGGTATCCGTTATGACCCTCGATTGACCCACTACCCCACTAGCACTATTTAGGCCTATTTCGGTTGTTAGGTCTGAATAAGACATCCCAGCATACCAGTTCCGATAGGCATCAATGGAAGCATTATCGCGCACCGGAGACGGGGTGTTTGTTGGGAGTCTTGTGATGTCATATTTGCTTGGGTCCGACAGGCTAACCCACGCTATCAGGGCATCATTTACCCGATGTCCCCCCGTCAAATCTGGGGGTCGAGAAGTCAAAGATGCTTGCGATATCGCATAAGCACCCTCTCCGAATCCCAGATTCATCCAGCGATCCCTCAGGTTTCCTGTGGGGATTTCCCATCCGCTTAGCCAGGTTACCACTCGGGGATCGGTCGTGGAAGCGATTATTGGACACCTGCCCTCCTCTGCGTCTCCGAGATAGAGATCCGCGCGGCGGGCCTGCGTGTAGGCCAATTGATAGTCGGGGAGCAGAGTCTGCGGGTCGAGCGCCGCAAGGGCCTTCAGAGTGGGTCCGTTTTGGTTAAGAGCATCATACTTCCAAAATCTCCAGAGGTTGTCTTGCTGGCTCCTGTCGTTGGGGTAGGCCGCGGGATCTCGGCCCGAGGGAACCTGCGACATTTTGGCTAGATATCCGAAGCCGACCGAGCATTGATGGAGCGAGTAGCCAAGGTTGGCTTTGCAGAGCACCAGCTGCGCCAGAGGGTCCACGATGTAGACCGTGGTGTCATTCAGGACCCATACATAGCCACTGGACCTGTCTGCGAAAAGGAAACCGCAATTTAGGCCAGAGTCATCGCTGGCCTTCGTGGAAACGACGTCCACGGCGATATTCGTATGAGTCCAGACTAGATTTGGCAACAGTTGAAGGGTTAAAGTGCTGTGTGCGCTATCACCCTCTATGCGCTCTCGGGTCAACCATGCCGCAAATACAGATTTGTCCGCGGCGTGGAATACGATGACTCCATTTGGCTGTTCCCCGGTGGGCTGAAATAGTCCGCTTCCGGAAATCACCTGGGGTTGACTCCCGCCGGACGAGTATGGAATCCACTTCCCGCCCGACTTCCAATAGGAAAAATTCGAGAAGTCGGCAGCCTCGTCCGCCGCGCCTTGTACCCAGAGGCCGTCTAGCAGTTCCGCCGGGGAAGCATCCGGACTGCCCTGAATGACCTTGTGCCCGGGGGAAATGATGACCGGCAGACCAGGCTGATTCGCTTTAAACCCAATCAAGACGGGATCGCCCACTGAAAAGCGTGAAAGTGGGTCTATGGGGGCCACCGAATCATAAGGGAAAGCTCGGTTGCCGCATTGGACTTTATACGTTCCGTCTCCCAAATCGGCCGTGATAACCGCATGATCCACACGCGTGATGAGCTCGCCGTGAAAACGCAAAGCCGGCTCGGTGTCTGCGCGCCGCGCCTTGGCCCAGGCCTCATGGTCAACGACAAGAGCTAGAGGGCGCATTTATTGGGTTATCCAAGGGTCCCAGCCGATCGCTTTGGGGATCTCGTTATCTCCACCAGCCACTGTTAACAGCCTGTCTCCCGGCAGGGGCGTGAGAGAGGAAGCCAGCCCCACTTCAGTCCTGTCGTCAGAGCGGTTATAGCTGTTGAGATTGGGAGTGCCATCTCGGTTGATGGATGACACGACGCTGCCCTCGAATTTCGGGAGGCGCTCGAATTCATGACCGAACTGATGTTGATCCATCGGAATACTCCACCATGATTTCTGTCGGGTAAAGCCGCGTGGACATTCGCGTGAAGCGCTGCTCTGGGAAGTCGGAAAAAGAGTGAGTGCACTGGTAGACATAGCGAACGTCGACCAGGCCCAACCGATCGTCGTGGATAGCCACTAGGTCCCCTGGTCTCATTTCATGGTTCAAAAATACTTTGTAGGTCGTGGGAAGCGTATCGAAAGCAAATTCAAGCAGGTAATCATAAAGATAGCGTTTGAGTTGCGCGGAGTCGTAAAACAGCGGATTTGGGGGGAGTTCCAGAGCCTTCTCTCCCCATCCGAGATTCCCGCCTCCGATAGAAGCGGGAGCTTTCCCGGTCAATTCCAAGACGGGGTCAGAGGTGGGGTCGCTGGGGGCGGCAAAGAAGGTAACGTTACCGGCGGATTCTAGAATGGTGGGGAACCCTGCGACGGTGATGCCCCACGTGAACTCTGCGGAGTTCACGTTCTTGGCTTGCCCACCGTTCCCATATGCTCTACCCATTGGGTCCTGGGCAGCCACCGTCCCGATATTCGCGGCGGTCCCCATGCCATCGGTACGCCAGTTGCTCACCCCTACGATGGCTCCCGATGGGTCGCGATAGACGACATTTGAAACCGCGGCCAGGTTGCCGCCCGACACCTTGAACTGCGGGTTGTCGATGGGCGGATTGAACACGGCTTTATAGCCTGAGCCAAATTTGAGGAGGTTGACTTCAGCTCTGGAGCCGCCCCCTTCGTTCGCGCGCCTGGCGGTCACTTTGTTCACGATATCCGGGGTTGGGGCGTCTAAATTCTCCTCGAGAATGAGGGCCTTAGAATCGTAGTTCCAGAGGGCCGGGCCAGTAAGGGTGGGTTGATATGCGACTATGCGCTCTCCTTCGGAGCGCCACTTGGCGCGGGTGGCATCGAGCAATGACTGAAACCAGTCCCCCCATCGCCCATTCTGGCGATGCTGGACCCGGATCTTCTCCCGCCGTATGCGAAAGTCGCATGAAACGTTGAGTTGCTCGCAAATGTCGCGCAAGGCATCGACATTGAACCAGGTGGTTCCACCCCGGACGGTCCTCAGGGTCTTGGCGGTGTTGGCGCGGCGGAAGAAACCCTCGGTGCAATCGATACCGCCCCAGGTGAGGCGGAACCTGCCTCCTGATCCATTGTTGCGCTCGGATGCAATCTGGTTAGGGATGCCAATCAAATGATATGGGGAACCGCCCCAATAGACGGTCGCCAGGAATTTTTTTGCGAAGCCCCCGGCGGAATCATAGGCTCGGTTGTCCATCGCGCCGGCGAATTCGCCGCCTGATTTGCGCGGATGGTATTTCCCTTCTGGGTCGTCCACATAAATTTGCCAGCGAAGAGGGGCGGACTCATTATGCGTGACCTGTAGGATCGCGGGAGCCTCTCCGAGGTCCCAGGTGCGACTTGCACTCCAAATTTGAAAAGAAGTGGTCATGTCCCCAATGCCCAGTTTGTAGGCGAGCTCGTATGGGGAGGCGGGGGTAGAACTGGGATCTCCATTAGAATCGGGACCAGGGCCCCACACGCTCTTGGGAATGGATATCTCGCCGGGGCCAGCCCGCAGGCGGTGGAGTAGATTGACCTGGATATGATTGGCGCATGCCAAGCGATGCCGCAGATTTACCGTTACACGGTTATTGCTAAGCCGGTGGAGGAGATTGGCCCTGCAGGACATCGAGGCGGCCAGGCGGTGGAGAAGGTTAGCCTGGGTGGCCCGAGGGCAGGCCAGACGGTGGAGGAGGTTTACCTGAACGGGACCCCTGGTCTGGGTGGCCGACCCAGTGGTAAGGGCGGCCCATCCTACGGCCGTCACCGTCCCCGAAGCCTGCAAAGCGGCGGGCCCCGGCTGCAGACTGGCATGCCCTCCAGGGAATTCCGCTAGCCCTTCGGCGGCCAGAGTCGCCGGCGCAAGTGCAAGGTCGGCCGCCCCGGTGGCCAGCCCCGTTCCCGCCGCAGAGATTACGGCGGGAGCCAGAACGAAGCTGGCACATCCGGAGGTGGAGAGCGTGTCGAACTCGCTTTGGTCGAACCGACCTGCTCCGAATACGCCGCTCGGGATCGCCATTCAGACCTTCCTAGCCTGCCAGGATCAGCGCAAGGCCTGAAGCTCCCGCTCCGCCTGCCGTTGCCGTACCGCCGCCGGACGCGCCTGGCGACCCGGGAGTTACGGTTTGAGTGACCGAGGGGCTGCTCGTCGCCGTGACGAGGCAGCAGAATCCACCCGACCCCGCGCCGCCTCCGCCAGCATTTGCGCCCAACCCTGCCGCTCCATTGCCGCCAATAGCCAGCATCGTAAACGAGCCAGAACAGACAGCGAAGAACAGCATCACCGTCCCGGCACCGCCGCCACCACCGCCGCCGGCATAGGTTGTAGGAGCACCACCGCCTCCTCCTCCACCTATCCCTGCGACGGGGATAGTATTAGAGGCCCCAAACGATGGTATCAATGCAGCCATGCTCAACACTTGCATAATTGAATGCACTCTGAAAGACCAAAGAGCCGTATAGACGGGAATTCCTCCAGACGATACTGACCCGTTTCCTCCAGCCCCTCCCACTCCTAAAGACGCACCAAATGAGGGGGAGCCTCCGTTTACTCCAGCGGCTCCGCCAACTCCGCCGGGGCCACCTCGTCCTGTTACCGTGCCACCAGAGCCGACAACGGTACCTGCTGTTACCCCAGAGGCATTGTTCCCGTTGCACCGGAAGATCGCACCGTCAACCGATGCCGTCCCTTGCACGTAAATGGGATTGTTGCCCATATCTACAACTACGCCAGAGTCCACCGTCAGCGACGCGCAGAACCAAGGGCGCGTCAGCGTCTGATTGGTGGTCCAATGGACCGCACCATCGGAGCCGTCGCCGTAGAGCCATGCGTTAGAGCCAGAACCGCCGCCCGAGGGAAGAGTAGTCCAGGCTCCAGTCGCGCCGTCGACGTATTTTCCGGCCCCGGGCGTGCCACTACCCAATTGTGCCGCAGTCAAAGGTGCCACCGACCAGGACCCGGATAGGATCGACGGGATCCCGTTGGCGGCCGAGGTGTCGAGCCCGGTGCCGCCCCGACTTGGGGGAATCCCGGATCCAGCAGGTATTGCCACGCATCCCGTGGCCGTTAAATACTGAGGAATGGCTGGAGTTAATCCCATTTTATGCTCCTATCGGTCCTTGGATAGCCAGGCGGATGGTCGTGGTGCTCACGGCCAATCCTGCCTGGGCCCAGAATTGCCCAGAGGTGGTAGGTCCAGTAGTCGTGAGTTTGCCGGGGTTGGCGGGATCCACGTAATAGGCGGACCCGGCGGTCAGTCCGCCGGTCTGCCCGGTCACTGCATCCCAGTGCCCCGTGGTCAACGTCACATTTCCGAGGGTCTGGATAGTAGCGGTCCCAGCTGCCGCCGTAGTCGTAATTGACAGTCCGACCAGACTAGAGGTTGAGGACGCATTCGCCTGCGCGCGCTTGCACCCCCCAGCGGCGTTGCAGTAGACTGCGTTGCCTGGCACCAAGCCCTGAGAGGACTCGTTGTTGGTCAGGGTGAGGGCGGCGCCACAAGGAAGGGATGTCCAGGCGCCGGCCGCCCCGTCCACATACATCCCAGCCGCCGGCGAACCGCTACCGATGCGAGCCGTAGCCAGGGCGCCGGTCGTGATTTTAGCCGCATCAAGGTTGGGGATGTCGGCAGCGACTAGGGCGGTGACCGACAGCAGTTCCCACTGCGTGCCATCGTAGACCAAACTGTAGGCCCCGCCTGACACTAGGCGTCCCGCCACCAAGGCCCCGCCACAGAATTGGATCGCCTTGGCGCCGAGACTGTTGAGGTTGAGGGTCGCGGCCCCGGTGTTGGTGGTCCCGATAACCACGGTCACTCCGAGCCCCGATACCAGGGTAGGGGCCACCGTGCAGGCCGCAACATAGGTGTCAGTCCCGGTGGTTGTGCCGGCGTAGACTGCCGCCGAGGAGTTGGCCGCCGTAGGCCCGGGAAGGGATGTCCAGGCGCCGGCCGCCCCGTCCACATACATGCCTGTAGCTGGTGCGCCGCTGCCAATCCTGGCGGTTCCCAAGGTGCCCGTAGTAATTTTGGCGGCATCCAGGTTGGGGATGTCGGCCGCTACCAAGGGAATAGCTCCCATCTCCCACTGCGTCCCATCGTAGATCAGGTCATACATTTGGCCAGCGACTAATTTGCCGGCCGGGAGCGCCGCCCCATTGTACTGGATTGCTTTGGCGGCTAGACCATTGAGAGCTAGGGTAGTCGCCCCTGTGTTGGTGAGGCCCGCGCCGATCAACACGTTGACAGTCAGCCCCGCCACCAGGGTTGGTGCGGTCGGGCAGGAGGCGGTCTGTGCGCCGGCCGTGCCGGCCGTGGTGCCTCCATAGAGGGCCGCGGATATCCCGGCAACCGTTGACCCGGGCAACGCAGTCCACGCCATCGTGCCCCCGTCCACGTAGGTGCTACCTGCCGCAGATCCACTACCCGCCTGCGCCGAGGATACTGAGCCAGAGATGTCAGTCATAGCGAGCTGACCGACCGTCACCGCCCCTCCCACGGTGCTCTGCTTTAGGACCTGGTGTGCTCCGCCCGTCGCGGCCAGGGTCGCGCCGGTGCCACCTACGCTTACGTCAGTGGCATTGGTGCCGGCCGCCATCCTCGCGGGGCCAGTGGACGTCAAAATTAAGGGAATTGCTCCGGTTACTGCCATTTTATGCTCCTATGCTGGTATTGGTTGGCCGACTTGCAAGAAGAGTTCCGTTTCGGAAACTGCGAGTGCCAGATATTGGAAGATCTGCCCCGTTGAGGTCGCGGCGATCAGGCTCAAGCTCCCAGGAGCCCCGACCGCCAGAAAATAAGCCGCCCCTGGCGTCAATAATGCCGATCCACCTGTTGCGGTAGTCCAATCTGGCTGAGAGTGGAGCCCTGCCAGGAGGATCGGGATCTGCCCACCCGACTCGGTAGCGGCTATCGCGATCCCCACCGCCGCATGTGTCAGAGCGTCCGCCTGGGCGAGCCTGGCTCCGGCATCCCCATCAAACTTTAGCGGCTGTCCGGGATGCACGGTAAAGCTCTCGTTGTTGGTTCGATAGATATTCCCCGACTCTTCACCGGACCCGGAGAGCAAATTGAGCGCCACTCCCACCGCATTAGCCCAGTCGCTCGTGATTGGGTCCCCGGCGGAGAATGGAACAATTGCGAATCCCCTCCCGGCCAAGCCGTTGATGGCCGCATCGACGGAGTTTGCCCAATCAGCCGTAATTGGATCTCCAGGCGACCAGGTGCCGGCAATACTCCCGCCCATAGCCGTGATCGCCGCGTCCACGGCGTTGGCCCAGCTCGCGTGGATCGTGTTGCCATCGACCCAATCGACAGGGAGCATATCAGGCATTGGCCTCAGTTAAAGCAAAGTTGGTGACGGAAATGGGTTCGCCAATGGTCAGGGCAGGGTTGATGAGCACCAGATCGCCAAGCGGGTCGGCCCCAGGAGCTGAGACCGTCCCCTGTTTATGGCAGGTCGTGCCGGTGCTGTCATAGAGCCGCCAGCTGGCCGCTCTACCCGCTGCGCTCGCCGTCCCCTCCCACGTCCCGGCTAGAGACACCACTCCCTCGGAAGGGGACCCCAGCCACGTGGCTGGCAGCGTTAGGGTGGCCAATAGGCCAGGGGGGGCTACCGCAGCGCAATCGGCCGGTTCCGAGTCCGAATACAATTTTAGCAACGGATCGGGACCTATGACAGCTAGGAATTGCGCTGCTCGCGCATTTCTGAGGGGGATGGAGAATTGAAGCATGTCACTCCTAAGATGTCCTGGAACAAAAGCATGGGGCCCTCACTGCGAGGGCCCCCATGCTTTACGGGCATGTTACAGTTTGAAGGCCTTGGCCATTCCCGCCAAGGTGGCGAGGATGTTCTCGGCGTTCGGATGACCGTGGACTTGCTCCCCGATCTGAAACAGCCCAGGAATGAGAGACGCATACACCGCCGCCTTCGGATGGTTGCTTCTCTGCAAGGCCGCCACCAAGATTTCGTCGATACTCTGCACTGTGTTGTCGATGTTCTGGTTCATTGCTCTCCTTTCCGCAAAGCCACAGCTTTGACAAATTCTCTAACGCCCACCGGGGGCGCGCTTAGTTTCAGATTTGAACGCGAGGGATAAAAAGGAACTTCCCATCGGGGTGAGGTGGGGCGGTCTCTATGTCCGCCTTGGTGCAGGTCCTAAAGCTCCCCCGGGCAGGATCGGCGAACGTGACTTGAGTCCCATTGACCGCCGCGATAAGCACAATGTGCCCGCGGCCGTCGGGGCTGAACGCCGGTCCGTTAAGGCCAATGACCGCCGGAAGGCCCTTGGCCGTTTGAGATTCCAAGCGGGGCCAATCAGTCGTCTGAAAATCCTTGTCTTCCCAAGCGAACTTCGGAGCGCATTCCTGATTCAGCGCCGTAAGCAATTCATACCCATAGCGAGAATTGATGTCAGAATCCGTAAGGCTCTTCGCCATGAGTGCATCAATGGCCATAGCCACGCTCGTCTGTCCACAGCTATCAGGCGTGTGCTGGGATTGTGGCACGACCTTGATGGCCACAGGACCGGAGCGCTGGAGACCGAGGAAAGCCTTGCATGCCTGCGCATCCTCTCGGTATATGAGCCCCAACTGGGTGGCGGCCCAAGACAAAGCCTTACGCTGCTCATCCGTCACGGTAAGGGCTACCTGCCAGCGCTCCGGGGGCGCGAACAGCCTCCAGACAGAGCTGGCCTTAGGATCGAAAACAGGCGCGGTCTCCTTGAGGAAAAGCCGCTGCTCTGCAGCTCGGCGAATGACCAAGCCGGGGTCGATGTGGTCGCCGGCATGAATCCATTGCGGGAATTGTTCCGCCGCCCCCTGGAAGTCCCCGGCGTTGAGCTTGGCCAACAAGGTTGAGGCCTTGAATTGGCCGGACCCGACATTATAGACGAAACTGACCAAGGCGGAAAATTGATTCGAACTCAGAGGGACTTTGACCAGGCGGGCCACATCCGCTTCCGCGCCGGCCAGGTCGAGGTGAAGGAAGGCGTCGGCCTGATCCTGAGAGATTTTGTCCCCTACGAGGACCCCGGCGGTATGACCATAGCCGATCGTGGGGATTCCCCGCGAATCCAAGTAGGTCTCTAGGCGCAGGCCTTCCGACTTCTTGATGAGCTCAAGGCCCTCTTGATTGATAGTCATGACTTCCTCTTCTCCAGGAGTTGGTCTCCTCGGTTCTCCAACATACCGCCAAGGTTTTGCATCGCTCGGTTTCCAAAAATCCGGCCCAGGTTACTGAGGCACGAACCGCATAGGTGGAAGATGACATAGGCCTCGATAACCCCGGCCGGTATGGAGCCATAGGGCGCCCACCGGCGTAAGATATAGCTGACGCCCAAGACGCATGCATAGACGACCAGGTTAGTCATCCCCTCGCGCGAGCGAGACCATTTGAAGGCTCGGATTCCGGTCACTCCGCCGCCATCTGCGCCTCGCAACGTCGCCGCCAGGGTCCCGCTCAACATATTGACGATCCACAGGATGGCTACAAATGTCAGGGGGACAAGCAGGGCTACCTCCCGATAAACGGCCATCGTCTCCAGCCAGGCGGCCCAGCAGAGGCCTCCGGCGGACTCGAGCAAGAATTTGGGCCATTGGGTACGACGCTCTCCATTGCACGGGATAAGCGCCAGAAAGGGGGCGAGCAAACTGTGCATCAGAATGTGGCTCCATTCACCTGGATAATCACCTGCAAGTCTTGACTCGGCTTGCGCATCTCGTCGACAACCCACACGCTCCACCCCGGCTGCGCCCCGCCGCCCTTTGGCAACACCCCATTGTTGGCGAGGGTCAAAGCGGTGGCGAGGGTTCGAGGCTTGGAAAGAACGATCCCGGCGGGGACGGTAGCCGCATCGGCGGTAGTCGACGCATCATCAAGAGAGGCGGAAAGTGCAGTGCGCACCTCGGAGGTTATGGAATAGCAGCCGGCCATCAAAATGCCCGTCGTGATGGGGCCGTTCGCGATTGTGCAGTTCGACGTGACCGGCTTGAAGACGCCAGTTGTCGCATCCCTTGACTCCACGGCCACCACCCGGGAGAAAGAGTCTCCGGAGCTCACCTTGACGGCTCCCTGCCCATTCACATCGCTGCTAAGAGGCTGGGGGACCGGCTGCGTATCCCAACCGAGAAACCGGAACAAATAGGTATTGTCATCGGTAGAGGCGCTCGGGGTGATGGACGGATAAAATGGGCCGGCTGGAGAATCATCCATGCTGTTGGCCAGGTTGACCGAGCCGCTCTGCAGGTCATCGGTGGAAGACTGGTTGACTATCCAGTATTTGGCCACCGAGGTACGGGATCCGCCCCCGGCCATTGCCGAAGACATAGTGGGGTGTAACTCGCTCACAGAGTTTCCTCGAAGCCTGGTCGCTCCTATTCCTCCTCCGACGAGAGGGGTGGGAGTGGGGTAAATCGAGGCCGTCGGAGTGGCCGAGTTAAAGAGCTGGATGTCATCGGTCCCTATGCTCATGCAGCCTCCTTCCCTACGAAATAGATTCTCCAAGCCGGGTTCCACCGGTATAGATACCAAAGAGTCAATCCCAACCCGCGTTTGTCGATTTTGCGGGCCATCGTGAGCCCCCGGGGGCAGAGCCTGACCACCATCTGCGCCGGACGGTCAGGGAAGCAATTCCACGACTCTAAGTGGTCCACAATCTCCCAGAACAAGTCTTTGCTGTGTGGGAGCCGGGGAGCCAGGCTCACGGTGTATGTCGTCATGTCTTATTGGTGGTATATTGCCACAGTTGTTGCTCGGTGGCCGGCCGCCCGCCATCTATCCGCACGCGGGCTTCCTTGTTGAGGATTTGGCGCAGAAGGTCGTTTGTGGTCTTTTGCTCGGCTATCAAATCCTCGGAACCCGGAGCAGGGGCGTGAATGGCCGGGTCATAGGCCCCCGGAATGATCCCCTTCTTAGCCGCGACGGTGCGGGCCGGATCGGCTTCCTTTTTAGCATCGGAGGGAGCGGGCTTGAAGTTGACTCCCAGAATCTGTTCGATTTCCTCAGGACTCTTGCCCATATCGCGGAGCTTTGCTTCGGCGGCGGAGCGGCCGGCCGCCAGGGTGGAGTCAGCTCGGTCCTGGTCCTTTTTCCTGCGGGCGGATTCAATAGCGTCAACCTCGGCCTGACGGATGAGCTCCGCCGGGGTCTGGCCACCGAACGTCTTACCAGTCCGGTCTCCTTCGGATTGGTTGGCCGCTGCACTCTTGCGGGAAGCTTCCTGGTCCCCGATGTCGGACTCGGCCATCCGCCTTTTTGACTCCAGCTCGGCGATCCGGTTGTCTCGTTGCTGGGCCTTCGCCATCTCCTCGATCCCGCCGATGAGGGGGCCCTTTTCCCGCTCATCCTTTTCCTTCTCGCCTTTGAGTTTGGCCAGCTCGTCAACGATGCCCTTGAGCGCGTCCTTCTGCTTGTTCAGTTCGTCCGTGCCGGCTTTGAGGGTGGTGTTCAGCGCCTCCAACGCCTTCTTGCCGTCCCGGCGGGCCTGGAGGATATCGAGTTCCGCTTCGCGCTGCAGACGGGCCTGTTCGGCGGCGGACTTACCCACCTCATTGGATGCCAGCCTTGCCTGAATCTCCTTGATTTTCAGGTCTGTCGCCTCGCGGGCCAGGCTGGCCTCCTCTCGGGTCGTGTCCTTGCCGGCGGCCTTATGCTCGGCCATCTGGGCCAGCTTCTCGTCGTGTTCTCTTTTGGATAGGGCCAGGGCTTCGAGATGATCCTTGGCGCGACTCGCCGCTTCCTCTTCGTGGGTCTTCTTGACCGTCTCGGCATAGCGCTTCTGGCTGGCCGTCAACTGTTCTCGGGACTCCAGCTCCAACTGCACGCGTTTGGCGGGGTCCGTTTCTGTCGACAGTTTTTTTGCCAGGGTCAGACGGAAGCTCGCGTCTTCGATTTGGTGCTGCTTCTTCAGTTCTTCGTCGAGCTGGTGGCCGACGTTCTCTCCCTCCTTGACCTTTCGCTTCAGAGATTCCACCTGGGCGTCAATGATAGCCTTCTGGCCGCGCGAAACGTCGATGTCAGTCTCGATCCGGTCCGCCGCCGTCCGGCGAACGAAGTCCTGGGAGGCGGCGATCTGCGCATCCGTTTCCAACCACACCTTGGCTATTTCACGCTGAGCTTGCTTCTCAATCTCGGCCCGCACCCGAGGATCGCTTTGCTTGGACTTCTCCAAGGCGGCTTTGGTGACGATGGCGTCTTGTTCCGCGTCGGCACGCTCTTTGATGAGCGCGATAAGCTCGGCTTCCCCCGTTTTCAAATCCTCACCGCGTTTGATGCGGTCCTCTATGGACTTCTGCTGAGCGTCGAGCAAGGACCTCGTTGCCTCGGAGGTCTTTACTTCGGCGGCGAATCGGTCTTCGATTGCGGACTTGATAGACTGTTCGGCCTTGAAGTTGACGTCGCGCTTAAACTCGGCCAGGTCGCCATATTTTCCGGCGAGATCCTTGAGTCGGGAGGCCTCCTCGCTCTTGGATATCTTACCTAATTGGGAATCCTCCTCAACCTTCTTGAGAGCTTCCTTGGCTTCTTCCTCGCGGGCTTCTCGGGCCATTTTGGCATGCTCTAGAATGAGCCTTTTCTCTTCCTCAAGCGTGGACTGGAGGGACTTGGACTCTTCGGACTTATCTCCATCCTTGGTCGCCTTGAGTTTGTTGTAATTGTCCTCGGTAGTTTTGTGGGTCTGCTTCAGGCCTGCCAGGACCTCATCGAGAGCTGCCAACTCCTCGCGTTTGTTGATGAATACCCCGGCTTGTTTGTTCTTCTGGAATGCCTCGAGAGCGGAGGCAGCGGCTTCCGCCTTGATTTGTTCGGCGTTCTTGGTTTTTTCGGCTGCCTCCATGGCAGCCACGCCCGTTCCGCGCATCTCGTCCCGCTCGAGCTCGAGGAACTTAATCGTTTTCTCTATCTCGGCCACCTTGGCTTGATTCTTGGATTCTTCCGCGGCGCGTTGCAGTTCTCGCTGTCCAAGAATCGCTTTAGTGATATCGAAGTCCGTCTTTCCTATGAGGAGGTCTGCTTGGGCCGAACTCCTGGCGTCTTCAATCAGCGCATCTCCATGGTCTTTGATGGCTTTGGTGGCCGAGACAATGACGTCACGCTCTTTACGATAGAAGCCCAACTGTTGGTCTTCCATTTTCAGGGTTTGCGCCGCGGCCTTGTTGGCCTCGCCCATCGAATGGACCATGTAGATTCCTGCGCCGCCGACGGCCACGAGGCCCGCCACTACCGGCGCAAAGGATAGTCCGGCGACGGTTGCGGCGAAAGCTACTCCGGCAAGCGGAGGACACACTGCCGCCAGCGCCGCGGATGCCCCCGCGGCCGTAACTCCCGCGGTGGCCAGGCCTGCCACGAGAGGTCCTACCGTAGCAGCACATCCTACCACTGCCGCGCCCACAGTGCCGACCACTCCAGTGGCCATGGCGCCCCAGGCGATCATGCCCTTGGTCTCATCCGGAAGGGCGCGGAACTCCTCTACCATTCCCGAAATGGACTTCACGATCGCGGTAGCGGTCGGGAGCAGCGCCTTGCCGGCTTCGGCCTCGAACTCCTTGAACGAATTCGACAGCTCCGTCATGGCTCCGGCCAGGGTGTCGGCCTGACGGGCTACCGCATCGCCGTGCTTGGACTGTTCAATGGCGACCATCGCTTTTCGGAATGCGTCGAGATTCGCAGCGCCCTTAACCGTAATCTTTCCCGTCTCGTCGACGTGAGCACCGAACTGAACGAGCGTCTCGGTCGAGACCTGGCATTCGCGCTGATATGCCTTGAGGCCCTTGGCATTACCGTTCCAGGCCTGGGCTACCAGGGTAGCCTTTCCGTCGAGGTCTCCGAATTGAGCCCCCAGGCCTGCCACGATGGGCAAAAGTGTATCGGCGTCATGAGTCAAATTCTTGAGCGTCATCTGCGCCTTCTCGACCTCTTCCAATGAGAACAGGTTGTGATTGGCGTGGGTGAACTGCTGAAGCTTCTCGATCTCCTCTCGGGCCTTGGCTACCGATCCGGTGACGCCGACCATCTTGGCCTGCAACGTCTCCAGACTGGCGGCCTGGTCAATGAAAGTCTTGCCCAGGAGGTCGCCCCCGGCCCCCAAAGCGGCCAGAGCCCCAGCAGCCATCTTGGCATGGGACTCGATCGCCGAGAACGAGCTCTTGACGGTCTTATCGACCTGCTTCAGAGCATCGTTCAGGGGTTTCGTATTGGCCGCTAAGGTGACCTCGAGGCGATTGGAGCCCATTTACCAAGTCTCCCAGACGCTGCCCGTATACAGAACCTTCGCGGTTCCATAAGCGCTAGAGACGCTCAGGGAAGCGGCCCCCTCGATATTGCCCGTCGAGGCCTTGACCGTGATGTTGCCGGCTGCGCCTGCGGTGCCTGTCTCATCTTTGACGACGAAGATTGCACCGGTGGCGGGAGCCACCGGCAAGGTGATAGTCGCGGTGGCGTTGGTGACGCCGACGAAGGGAGCCGAGAAGTTCGCCAGGGTGGTATTCGCGGCAGCCACCTGGCGGGCCATCCCGGTCATCCCGGTGGAGCTCTGTGACCCTACGGTCAGGTTAGCCACTGTAAGATTGCGCCAGCGTAACGAGGAATTACCCAAGTCGAAGCTGTCCGTGAGTCCGGGGAGGAACTGCGTCTGAGTCAGTCGGGCGACATCCTGTTGCTGGTCGTTGGACCAAGCCACGATGTCGCCGGTGGCCGCCTTGACCCTTCCCAATCCGGCGTCCAACAGGGCCAGTGAAATGAAGAAGGCCGCCGAAGCGGCCAGGATTTTGAAAAACCGGGTCATCATACCTCCAAGAGCGTTTTTTTTGAAAGGAAATCAATAGGTCGGGGTCAGATCATACCCCCGCACCCGCAGCTCGGTCCCCGTAGTGGCGTCCACGGCGCACCCGAACTGGATGTTCTCCGCGATGCGCCCCTTGCCCGAGACATTACCACCGGCCTCGGACAGGGTGCAATTGTAGGCGTCGATGACCAGGCAATAGGGGAACGGCGTGACGTCCTCGGCGCCCATCTCGAAGTCGTAGGTCGCGGGAAGGGTCGGAAGAGCCATCGGCTGACCCATACCGACCAGGCGCAGATTGAAGGCAACCCCGTCTCGCATCTTGCCCCAGAACTCATGGTCTTCGAACCCCTTCCCAAGGGTGCCCGTAACCTCGCGCTCGCCGCGTCCGATGTCGCGATAGCGGGGCTTGCCGGAGCATCCGGGGATTTTCTCGCAGCCATTGGTCCCGCTGATGGTGACAGCCTCGATGGCATCGGAGAACGTTCCGTCAATGGCTACCTGGCATTGCCAGTTCATCATCTTCTGCAGGTTGGTCAGGGCTGGGGTGGGATTGGCGACAGGTTCGAAGTCTCGGGCCATCACGCCGAACTTCCCTTCGACCGGGGAATTCGGCTCTTTCACGCCGACCTCGAATGTGTTGAACCGGGTCAGCAACAGGCGCTCGGATTGGTCATTATCGGTCAAGCGGGTGATCGAGACGGCAGGAAGGGGATTCTGTCCCGCGACATAGGCTTTGACCCAGGTGTGCAGGGCGGCGGCGGCGCGGGTATAGGGCAGCACGTTGAGCAACTCGGTGATTGAACCGTCATCAATATAGGTGGTACCGCTGCCCGAAAGAACGGCCAGCAATTGATATGGAGCGGCTCCCGTGCGGCGGAAGATGGCGCTCCCGGCGATCGCCCAGTCGGAGGCCGGGGAGTTGGGAACCGTCCCGTTGACAGCCCAGGCGAGATTGACCTTCTGGTTCCCCGTCACGGTCGTCGCATTGGCGGAGTTCGCCGAGGCCGGCTGGCTGAAGAGGAGGCCTCCCGGCCCTCTCCAGATGGTCTCCACGCAATAGTTGAAGGTCGCAATGGCCAGAGTCCCGGAGGCTACCACGGTCGCCGTCGGAGCGGCCGTGACGAAGCCAGCTATGGTCTCGTCGGTACGGGCTCCCGTGGCGTTGCCGTTCCACTTGTCAAAAAGGTAGTTGAATTCCGGGCCGGAAATTTCACAAACGATGTCGCCGTCCGCCTCGCGAACTCCCTTTAGCCGCTGTGGCACACTGCGATCGCCGGTGATGGTACCGCTCTTCGTAACGGCGCGCTTGCACTTCAGAGATTCGGACTTGAAAGGAATATAGACGTCGGGGACCACTCCGGTCCCCTCTGCGGCGGGCTCCTCCAGACCGATTCCTATGGCTGCACCGGTTCCGTATCCAACGCTTGCCTTGCTCATTTCACACCTCCGGCCGGTTGATTGGGTTGCGCAGTCTCAGCGGAAGACGGCGCGGCGGGCGCTGGATTCACTGGAGGCGGATCCAGCCATATGACTTGAGGGACGGCGGCCAGAAGGCGCTTCCCCCAAGCTTCGTCGGTGACGGTCCAAGGCCGATTGGGCACTATGGTGATGCCCAAACTCTTGATTTCCTTAGGCTCGGGCCCTTCGCCGCGCCGTGGCTGGTAAACTAGCTTCACTTGACCTCCTATGAATAGAGAATTGTCGACGAAATCTCGAATTTGAACTGAATCGGGGTCACCCGGTAGAGCGGGTGGTCCTGCAGCCGATGCTGGATCGTGCGATGGAAAATAACCTGGGTCACCGCAAAATATTCCGCTCCCGCGCCCTGCAAGAGTCTGGGCTTGGCCAAAAAGGCCGACTGGAAGCTTCGCGCATAGGAAAGGGCCTGGCGGGTCGCATTCTGAGCTGGGTCTTGCTGCAGATAGAGCCAGCCATCCCATTCCGGCTCAAACTTCATCCCGTTGGTGACCTCGGCATCGTCTTTTTCATCCTCCACACAGAGCAAGAAGACCGGAAGGTCCTTGATGCTGGTGGGATAGCGCGGATGTTCCGTGCGCACCGGGTCCCAGTCTATGGTCTTGAGCCGCGGGGTCAGCGCAGATACTACCGAAGAGTTCTGCAGCACCCGTAAGAACGCGTCGCCTATGTCAAGACAGGGGCTAAGCATTGGAGATTACCTCTTCCACGGTGAGAATTCCGTGGGCCATATGGCACGTCGCTTTGGAAAACTTGACCAGATCAATACGCGGGAAGTGAATATCGGTGAAAAACTCTGCAATATTTCCCAAAGTTCGGTCTCCCGTCCGAAAATCGGCAATAATGGCGTCCAAATCAGCCTGAAAAGGCGTTTCTGAGTCTCCATGTCCATGGAGGCCCCGAACATGCAGGATCTCCGCGGTGTGGTGGTTTAGCCAGCGATTTGCGTCCGATTCGGACTTCTTTTCCTCATCGGACACTCTGGAAATCATCCAAAAATTGATATCCGTGGCCTCTTTGTTGGCAAAAAGGGCCTTGAAATCGGGGGTCTCCTCGTCCTCTTTCAGGTGCTTAACGACCGCATGGACCTGACTATCGGTCTGAATCGCCGCAATTCTCGCCTGCAGGGCCGCTGCTATGGTCCCCCAGCTCATCCGTCAAGTTTGCTCGCAATTCCGGCCGCGATGGGCTCAAGATATCGACTCATCAGGAGTCCCCGGACGCGGTCGAAGGTTCGGTAGAAGAAGCTATTGCGGGGCTGACCGGTGGTAGAGCGCGAACGACTATAGGCGAAAGCCATCCGGCGCGCCGAGATATCGTCCAACCCCAATTTGACCGAAGCCCACTGTGCGATTGACTGGATAGGGACGAATCCGGGCCTGACACCCGCCTCCAGTGGGATGCCATACCACTCACCTACCTGCACTCGGCGGTTCAAGCCGCTCCCGATCACCGCCACCGACCCCGCCAGTTTCCCCGAGGCCTTGGGAGCGTTCTCGGCGATCGCCCCGGCCAGGTCCTGAGTCGCGGCTTCGACGGCGGGAACGGATAAGGAATCGGCCACGCTGAGAGCGGAAAACTCGAAAAGAGGCCCTTTTCGGCTGCATTTGGCGGAAAAGTCCACTTATGCCCTTCCTCGAGGCCAGAAACGGTGTTTTCGGTCTGCCCGGCCCCAGTCGACCCTTGTTCCCGTGATGGGTTTGGGGGCGGCCTGCTGGGGCGGCAAGGAGGTCATCGACTCCTCGTATAGTTTGCGTTGCTCGTTGGCACGGGCGGCATAGCTCATTGTCTGCGCGGCGGTGTCGACCGTATCCAGGTTGAGCGTCGAGGAACTCTGCCCGGCGTAACGGTTGGCGGCCATCTGGAGAATCTTGCTCGCCGCCAGATGGCAGAGGGCGTCGACGTCTTGAGGATACTGGTCGCTGACCGTGTCGTGCGTGGAGTCGATGAGATGCGGAGAGAAATAGTCGAGCGAGTATCCGACGTTGATGGGGAACCGCCCAAGGAAACGCAGGTAACGCTTCCCATCTCCCTTCTGCAGGTCCATCCATTCGCCCGGGCGCAGCTCGAAGAGACGCTCCCGGGGTCCGGACGGCCCATTCATCGGCCAGGCTGTGTCGAAGGCCGGGTCGTCCCAGCCGCCCAGGCCCCCGCCGTTGCTCCAGCCCGACGGGCTAAAATACGGGTCGTTCCATTGCATGATCCACCAGATACGCTCCACCCTCCAGGAGCCGGACCACCCGAGGATCAAATCTGGCAGGCAAATCTCCCGCACCCCTGACGCCAGGGCGGGGAAATCTGCCACCAGGAACCTCGGGCGGGCGGCGCTGTAGGTCTTGAGAGCGTCAAACAAGGCCGCGGTCTCGTCAGATTGCACGTGGTCAGTGTCGACCTGACTGACCACGTCGACAGGGACCCGCGCAAACTGACGAGCCTTGGCCTTGAGGGCGGCGAGAGCCACTGCTTAGCCTCCGGCCACTTGACTGCTATAGGCGCCACGCCAGTCGATGGCCTTGCCTCCCAGCGGGAAGCGGACCTTGTAAGTGGCGTTGTCGCGCATGAACATGTTGCCGAGGAGCTCGGCGTCCTGGACGCCGATCAGGGGCTTGCGTTGGCCGCGCAGATAGGCGAACTCGAAGGTCTTGACCTGGGTCGGTTCAGCCACGCAATACCAGCTCCGGACGTCGCCGGCCAGATAGAGCGAGTCCACCACGTGAGGGACGAGGTTACCCTTGGCGGCGAGGGCTTCCATCTGGTTGGCATCATTGTTGGCCGTGCCGGGAATCTGTTCGCTGTTGAGGATCCCGTAGAGATTGTCCTCCTGCTCGGAGGGCACCACCACATGGAACCGGTTGACGCTGATGGTATCGGCGATGAGAGTGGCGACGGCGGCGTTAGCATGGTTGGCCGCGGCTGTGCCCATCCTCGCCCCCGTGACCGCCAAGACGGTTCCCGATGTGACCCCGGTTACCCGGAAGAACTCGGAATCGACTTGGATGAAGTTCCCAAGATTGATACCGGTGGTATCGGAAACCGTCAGGGCAGTCTCGCCCGCGGTATAGGCCGCGCCGAGGGTGATGGAGCGCGAGAACCGCCTCTGATTGCGAATCACCACCCGAGCGGCGGTGAGAGACAGCTTACTCAAGGCGGCCGAGCCTACGTTGGCATGATTGGCGTGGTAGAGGGCCAGGCCATCGTAGGTCTGGTCGGTGTTGACGGCACCGCCCGAAGATGCGGTAACCAGAGAATAGATGAACATCTTCTTCTTGTGGCGGCAGAGGCGGCCCAATTCATCCGTCAGATTGCGGAAGACGCCCAGGTCATCGTTCAGGATCATTTCCCAGGTGATGGCGAACAGCCCACCGTATTTGTTCAGGCGGTAGGTCGACTGTTTTTCATCAAACCCCTTCAGGTAGGGATAGTTCTGGCTGTCCGATTCGGGAACCAATGCCACATCCGAGAAACCGCCATAGAGGATCCGGTCCTGGTCTTTAAAGGTCTGGATGTCGTCCACGACAGTGACCAGGTCATCGGATTGGTCAGGCACCTCATCGTATACCTGGACCACCCGGCGGGTTATCGAGGTGCTGAGGATGTCCGGATAATTGGCGCTGGTGGCCTCTTGGACGATCGCGTTAGGCCCGATTTTCTGCATCATGTCGCCGTCGTCGTAATAGCGGCTGTAGAGCGTCCCAGGGCGGGCGTTGCGCATTTCCCGGTAGGTCGACTTCTCCTCGTCCGAGAGCTTCCTCTCTTTGTCTTTGGTATAATCGTAACCCATTACGATATCCCAGCCGGCCTGCTGCCGCTCGATTTCCCCGACCCCCAGCCGGATGTCGGCGGCCCGGCCCTGCAAAACGCCGGTGGCGGGAGGAGGAGAGCCGATGGACTCCTGAATCTCGCTGATGGCCTCCGCTAAGACCTTCGCCTCGAAGACCTTGCCTTCAAACTGCTTGCGCACGAACCGGGCCATCTTCTCGGGCAAGTCGCTGGACGAAAGTTGCCGTTCCAGTTCGGCGGCCGAGCTCGAAAGCTGGACGCCCTCGGCGATTTCCGTGGCCCTCTGAGCCTGGCGCCGGATGGTGGCAAGGTCGGCCTCAACTCGTGAGAGGGTGGAGGAAGCGGAAGGCGCGGGGGCCTGGACCGCAACCGCTTCCATCACGGTGGAAGAGTTCTGGCTGGAGATAGCCAGCTCCAAGAGCCCCTGCACCTCCTCCAATTTTCCAGCGCTGAGCAGGTCAAGCGCCAATTGCATCCAGCTGGCGTCCCCCACGTCCTCTTGAATGATAGATATGACCTGCTGGCAGACCTCCGCCGGCTCCTGAGACTTTACGGTATGGCCCTTCGCGCGCAACCAGGCTAACAATGGTTTCATATGGTCCTCCTTGATTTGACTGAATCCGGCCACCAACTGCGAGAATCTGCCTCCAGCTGCTGGTTGTGACACGATCGCCGTGCCCAAGATTTCAAAAATGCGGTCTACGATGAGGCCCTTCCGGCCCTCGGCGGTCCCCATCCGTAGCGCCGCGTTTCCGTCGATGGAGAGACCCAAGGCCATGGGGATGCCATACTTTTGGAATACTCTCCAATGATTAGCCAATTCCTCACGGATCGGCTGTTGGGTGATATGAATCTGCGCCTGGAGCTCCAAGCGCCCGCCCGACTCAATTGCCGCGCAGTTAGCCGAGACCCCCGCGATGTTTCCGGCAGGTGCACTGACGCCAGCCAGCCGTTTTGCCCGGGGAATGTGCGTTACCGGGGTCCCCGCCGCATAGTACTCCACCGGACTCCCCTCAAAGAGAGGAGCGGCCTCCTGCAACGTCGGGCGCGGGTAATAAAGCCCGTTGCGAGACCAACCTGACCGGATCAGCGTCGCGTTCCATATCGATCCCTGGTCAGTGGCCGAGACTTCCTCGGTCAGGTAGCCGGGAATCCAGAACTTGCGTTTGCTCATCAGGCCTGGCCGGAAACTTCGAATCTTTGATGGTCGGGGTAGGAGATAAAGCTGGCCGTCTGCACGATTCCGTGATTGACGAGGGCGTAACACGCCAACTGGCGGTCACCCAGCCACCGATGCAGAGCGTTGCAGCAAAAACGGGGGACCTTCACAGTCTGTCCGTCAATGAGACGCACCGCCGGCTCATCATCCTCCTCGGTAAAGACCGGGAAGGAGAAGACTGGGCGTTCGGGATCCATCTCCTCAGGGGTCGTTTCCGGTGGGTTGCTGGTTCGCTCCTCCTCCGGGGCTTCCGGGCTGTCCTGATCCATCTCGGCTGAACGTTTTGCCATCGTTTCCTCCTACCATGTCGAAAGGTTTCTGAGTCGATAACTCGGACTTCTTGGCGTCTAAGGCCTGGGAAACTCGCTGTTGGGCCGCCTCTAAAGTCTTGTCCGGCGGCACGCCGGGAAAGTCGCCCAGGCCCATATCGGCGGCGGCTCCTCGGTAGGCCATCGCGCATTCCTGGGGGGTCAGCCATCCCTGGCTCGACGCAATTACCAGCCCCTGCCCTACACTCTGGAGGTTGGCGCCGATGGTGTTGTAGGCGTTGTGCTCCGGGTCTTTGGACAAAATCTGGAAGGCCAGGTCCTTGGGGTCGAGCCCTCGCGGCAACTGGCCGCAGTCGACCCAGGCCTGCATTTGCATTTCCAGTTCCAAGGTCATGAACGTCATGATTTCACGCTTGCGCTCGCGAATGTGGGCGAAGGCCGGGCCGCCCATTTCAGAAGCCGTCGCCTTATTTGTGTTGCCGCCCTGCGCGAACCAGTGCTCAGGGTTGTGCGTTCCGCCGAGGCATACCATCAAGATGAACTTGAGGTATTCGATGGTCTCCCCGAGATAGAGCTGAACGGACTTGGCGCTCCATTCCTCGTCCTCGCTGTGCACGTTGACCGCGCCTGGCCGAGGGGGGCCCAGGGCCTGCAGTTCCTCGCGGCGCTGGGTAACCTTGTTCTCTATGTCCCCCTTGCCTTTGATAAGGACATCCCATACGAAGGCGCGCTGGATACCTATTCGCTCGGCCTCCGTAAAAATGGCCGTGTCGAACAGGTCGATGTAGTCGGCGATCGCTAGGAGGTCGGACCATCCGCGGGTCTGCCCGGACAGGCGGTTGGCCCCGAGCATCAGGCCGTCGCCACGCACCCGCTCGCTCTTCCAGTCCCAGTGCGCCAGCTTGAACTTTTGGATCAGGTCTTTCCCGCCCCAGGAAACGAACTCGAGAGGGAACTTGAGATGGACTTCGTCCAACCGCTCGGCATTGAGCGGGCAGCGGAGCACTTCCTCAACGTTCTCGGGCAGGATTTTGCAAAGCTCGATGTGGCCTGAGGAGTGGTGGGGAGGCGTGCACCAATAGACCCACTCGCCCTCAACGCTCAGAGTCTCAACACGGCGGGCCAGTTCCGGTCCCCACGCGTTGATTTTCCAATGCATCTCCAGGAGAGACTGGATCTTTTCTCGCAGTTTGGTCTGGCACAAGGACTGTGGCCAGAAGCCGTCCCCGCAAACGAAGTTCTTGGTATTCTGGAGTGCCTTCTTGCAGACCGGATGACTGGCCCAGAGCCAGTTCCCGAGCCGCTGCTGCCAGTCCCATCGGACCGGGGTCAGGTCGCGCCGCTTCTCGCTCGAGCGGGTGAGGCGGCGATACCCCTGCCAGGGGTCTCCCGTCAGGGAAGGTTTGCGCAAGTCCTCCTGGACCGCCGTCGGACCTCTTCGCCTGCGCACCTTATGCGGCTTGACGCGAGCAGGAGCCGGGGTCGGTCTTTCCGGTTCGCTGCCGACTAGGCGGCGAAACCAAGAGCCGAGAGGGCTTGCCAAAATCGTCCGGGTCCTTTCGATGGAGTCCATACGCTCTTGCGAGCGGGCAGGTAAATTTCTTTGCGGGGGTCGACCCGCTGTGATATCGGACGCGAAGGCCGCAGATTGGGAATCAGCTCCACCACCGCAAAGACCAGAGCGTCAATTCTGTTGGGCGAATATTTTGAGATGCGAGGATCCCAGTCCGTCATCTCATCCTCTAAGAGCTTCATCGTGCCGACGTGGTGGGCGCGGCGCACTTTTTGCGAGTAGAGGGCGGACACCGGTTCCGCTCGTCCCGGCTTGTCCTCCTGAGAGTTAATCTCGTCAATGTTCAGGATGGCGTCGGCATCCATGATCCGGAGCGTATGGGCCAGCAGGTCACCGCCGCGGTTGGTTTCCACGATACACTTGTCCGCACCGAACTCGCGGTAGGCCTTGATAATCAAGCTGGCCCATTGCCCCGGGGAAGCCTTACAACTCAGGTCCGCCAGGACATAGACATGGCCGTCGATTCCCAGGCCCACGACCACGATTCCCACATGGTCCGACCGGGAGTTGTTGGTGATCGCCGGGTCTACCCCGATGACCACCCGCACCAGCGGGGGAAGATTCTTCTCAAGGATCCGTAACTCATTGATGAGCTCTTGGTCCCAGTAAGCGCCTTCGCAGTCGTCTAGGAGCTCGCCATCAAGTTCTTGACGGCCCAGTTCGGTGTTCGCGTAGCTGTCGAGGAGCTCCTCAAGGGCCTCGGCAGCCAGGTTAGCTGCATTGTCGACGGTGCGGCCCCTAGTGACCGCCGTATTCGCTTTCGCCAGGATTTGCCGCAGCAGTTTCAGCCGCCGCGGCGTTGTGGTCACGCAAATCTGAGGATTGGTCCCGATCCGCAGGCCCATCTTCAGGTTGTCCCAGGGCTCGAAGCTGTGCCACGCGGCCAGCTCGTCGGCCCAAACTTTCTGGTGCTGATGGCCGCGCGAGCCATCAGGTTCGTCTGAGGTGAAGATGTGGGACTCTTGGCCCGTCTTCCACCTCAGAAGCTTTTGCGACGTTATGTAGCGAGGATACAGGTGCGGGGGGCTCTTGGCTTTGAGCCCCGATTCCCCCTCGATCATAATCGAGCGGACGTCACCGATCGTCCTGCCGAAGAGATTGACCCGGTCAAACCCGGCCTTGATGCACTCGATGACCCACTCTGCGCCCGTCCGCGTCTTGCCCCACCCGCGGCCAGCCAGGATTAGCCAGACATACCAGGGCCATCGCGGGGCGAACTGGTCGGGGCGCCCCCAGAAGTCCCACCTATAGAGGAGATCCCTCTTCTCCCGGGGGCTTAGGCTCGCCAAGAATCGCTCTTTCAAGCGACTGTCTGAGCTCAGCAAGCTTGCGAGTGAGAGATTCTTCAGCGGCTGCATACTCTATCGTGGCGTCGATTTCAATCCTCTCGCGGAATAGGCCGAGGGCTTTCCCGACCATTTGGTAGAACGGTGCGAGAGGAGCCAGTTTGATGCGAGGGCGCGCCTCGCCGTCGTCACCGACCACCACAGAAATCTCCTGGATGAGCGCCACCTCTTCAGGCCGCATGTTCTCGGTGGGATTGACGGTCAGGTTGTTGCCGTCCCACTTGAAGATTTTTCTTCGGTCGACCTTGAGCACCGCGGCGGCCCGGTCCATCCATTCCTGAGCATCGATCCCGTATTGGGCCAGACGCTCGCGGGACAGGCGGCGATACTCGGCGGAGACGTGCCCGTACTTCTTGGCGTGGAGCAGGTCATTCGCGATCTGCTTGGCGCTGACCGGGGAGAACCCGGCGCTGACCGCCGCTACCTTGATGTCCCCCTTCGGGTCCGCTACGAGGGCCTCGACGAAGGCCCGCTGCTTTATCGTAAGGGGCTTGTCAGGCCGCTGTGGTGTGTCACGCTCTTCCTTACCCACGCAACATCTCCCCGATGGCGTTCGCCGCCGGGATCCACCTTCCGGGTTTTCTCGACCAGGTCGACAAGAACCATTCCCTCCGAAATTTCTTCAACGCCTCCGCCAGCCTCCGCGCCTTTGGTGTATCGTGCAATACAACGGAGGTCTCCATTTTCGATCCCTTTCGGACGGCCCAGTAAGGTTGCGCCTTGTTTTCCGATTCACCCGATGTGCAAACAGG